TCTCTCTAATTCGCTCATCATCTAACTTCATTTCAATCTCCAGCTTCTGTTTAGATGAGTGAACTTTAGCATAGCTGGTATAAAAGTAAAGTGTATTTAGTAAATAAATTAATTATATTTTATATTGCACAATCAACAATCAACTGATACAGTTAACGCAACTTAATTAGGAGGTAAAGATGAACGCAAACGAAAGATTTGAATACATGGCAGATCGGTTTTACAAGAAGACCGGAATGCTTGCGCCTGGTAAAGATTGCCCAGCAGAATTAGCCAGAAGTGCGGAAGATGTAGTAGAAAGAGATATGGCGTGGCGCGAATTCATAGAGGATTTTTCCTCAAGCTTATTTCAAACTCATGCTGATATGTATGACGCTCTAGAGACAATAAAAAGGCACATTTTAAACATGCCGATTTGCGACCCCCATCTTTATGGTTGGGTTGAAGAAAACATTGACCCACTACTTAAACGCGCAAGGGATGAGTGATGATATACAACAGCGCAAAAATAGCACTAGATTTTATAACCGGTATAGCAATGATATTTGCATCATTACCACTAATACTAAACTGGATTTATCCGCCTGGCCTTGACTGGTTCGGCGGTGAGACAGGCAAGCTAATTAGTGAGCATAACTTTCAAGACCCAATGTTTATAGTTGGCTATCTTATTGGTATCGGTTTTTTATTTGTAGCCGCTGCAATTGTTAAGTATGTAATTCTACTTGCTTGCGGTGTGCTGGATTTTATTTTAATTAAGGTTAGAGGTTAGTATGAAAGCAATGATTAAACTTAGTGGGGTGATAACAAAAAGCAATCTTTACTTTTCCGCCCCAACAACAATATCTACAAGTAATGGATGGTGTAGCAAAAAGCTGCAAGACTTAGGTTTTGATTGCTTTGTTAATTGTGATAACACTTACATATCAAAAAGCAACATGTACACAAACTGCTCAAAAAAAGAAACTGCGGAAGTTCAAATAATAACACGAGATTTTACAGCGATGATAAACCCGGTTTGCAATGTAGAAGTTAAAATAATAAGGGATTACAACCTGTTTCAGTGGGTTGGGTTTGGTGCATTAAGTCTATATAGAATGTTTAAGCGAGGTTAGTATGAGTGAAAAAGAGTTTGATATTACACAGCATGAGTGGAGCGATACAGCAAAAGAAAGCGCAATAAGTTTTCACACTCCTGACTGGGTTGGCGATGACTTGCAAATAGTTATTCGCGATGCCTATGCGCAGATTGATGATATTTTGCAGAAGGAGCACGCCGTAGCCATAGCAAAGCATTTTAAATTAACAGCAGAAGATTTAGAGAGAGGCTAGTATGAGTGTAATTAACATTATTACGTATTGGCTTCAAGCTGGGGCTGTGGCAATAGTTTTATCCTTATTGATTATGTCTATTATAGACTTTATCAAAAAAGGGGCGGAGCCGAACTTTAAAATATTGGAATTAGTAAACGAATCAATAAAACAGCCAGTTATGAATGCCATTAATGAAAAAGGTGCTTTAGGGGCTTTTGTTGGTGTTGTTGCTACTTTGGTTTTTTGGCCTAAAGTAGTTTATGAGATACTAACTGACAATTAGCTAATAAATTCAAAATAACCAGACCGCCTTATGGCGGTTTTTTATTGCCTGATGGTTGACGTGGACACAAATATAAATCATAATGTAGCCACAACTTAAAAAGAGGATTACCAAATGGAAAAGTTAAACGTTAGATTCCCTGACACTGTAAAGCTAAAAATTAATGATATTGGCGATGCTGTTGATTTGTTTGATTCAGCAGTGGCTAGAGCAGCGATGACGCTAGGTCTGCAAAAGCTTCAAGGTTTAGCTTGCATGAGCCCAGATGAAGCAAAGAGCTTAATTATGTCAGAGAATGCAAAGCACAAATAAAAAAGCCAGTGGGTCAGACTGGCAATTTAATCGTTCAATTTCAGCGAGGTTAATTATAAACCATGAGTACCAGAAAGTCATTTGTTCTGCATAAAGACAGCTTACAAGTCTTAGATGACTTGAGTGACGAACAAGCTGGAAAGCTATTTAAAGCAATCAAGGCAATTCAATTAGGTGAAGAATTTGAACTTGATGCACTAACAAAGATAGCGCTTTCACCTTTCAAAGCTCAGTTTGCTAGAGACAATGAAAAGTATGAAAGAATTGTAGAACGCAATAAAAACAATGGGTTAAAGGGCGGCAGACCTAAAACCGAAGATAACCCAGAAGAACCCAAAAAACCCAGTGGGTTAATTACGAACCCAGAAAACCCACAAAAAGCCGATAGTGTTAGTAAGAGTGATAGTGATAGTGATAGTGATAGTGATAAAGATATAAAACATTTAGATCAATCAAAGATTGCTCGCGCACAACTCGAAGAGGATAGCTTTGAATTTTGGTGGAAGCATTACCCTAAAAAACAAGCAAAGCAAGCAGCGCTTAAAGCGTGGAAAAAAGTCATTAAGAAAATGGATGAGCAAACAGTTAGAGATTTAACTAATCACATTGTCGCAGATGTTAAACACCGACTAGAAGATTTAGAAAAAGGCAGTGATACATTTTTGGGCTTTGATAGACTTCACCCGACTACGTACTTGAACCAAGAGAGATACAACGATGATTATTGACAACTTATGGGCTGTATTGTCTACGGCTTGCTTAAACGGCGTAAACCCAAAAACAAGAGAGTCACTAGAGATAATTAAAGATGACATGATTGACGACAAGTTTACTCTTGAAGTTTACCGAGCAATAAAGCGATTAGATCAATTCGGTTCAGTTGTAAGTATGCAGTCAATCGAAGGTGTAAGCGATGGTAAGATTGACCTAGCTGATTTATCTAGGGCTGTTATGGCTAACACCCCAACTTCTGACCCAATTTATTCGGCTATGCAAGTTAGAGCAATGCACAACGACAAGCTGGCAACTAACGAGCTTAAAAATATCTTAGGTAAAATTCAGTCAGGTAGACCGTTTGATAGAAACGAAGTGAGCATGACGCTTTCTAACCTTAGTCAGTCTTTAGCGCCTGCGGTTAAAAGCGAGCCTAAATCATTCACTGATTATGTGACCGGATACATAAACGTTATTGAGCAAAGACAGGCAAGCCCAGAAGGTACTTATCTTGATATCGGTCTAGATGTGCTAGTTGATAAAACAGCATTGGTTGTTCTTGGTGGTCAACCTGGTATGGGTAAAACTGCATTGGCTTTGTTTGTTAACCGATTCGCAGCAGAGCAAGGACATAAAACTTTGATGTTCTCTCTTGAAATGGAAGGCTCGCAATTATTTGAGCGTGAAGTTTCAGCATTTTCAAAGATACCAACACAGCAATTAAAAAACGTAGGTAAGCAAGGTTTGAGCAATGACCAATGGGGCTTTTTGTCAAACTCACTAGATAACTTAGATAAGCTAAATGTTTTTATTGATGATGATCCACAATTAAGTGTTCCTATTTTGCAGCAGAAGTGCAGAGACTTTAAAGATAAACACCCAGACTTGCGTTTAATCACTATTGATTATTTAACGTTAATGCAAATGCCTGACGCTCAATCTAGGGCGCTTTCAGTTGGTGAGGCTACCCGAGTTATAAAGTTGCTAGCAAAAGAGCTTAAAACACCTATTCTGTTGCTCTCACAGCTAAACCGTGAAGCAGACAAGGCGCTAAGAGAGCCGAGGCCGTCAGATTTGCGTGATTCTGGTGCGATTGAGCAGGACGCGGATATTATTTTATTTCCTTACCGTGAGGAAGTGCACAACCCTGATTCTGTAAACAAGGGGCTTGCAAAGATTATCAAGGCAAAAGTGCGTGACGGTGAGGTGGGAAATTCAATACTTAAATTTGAGGCTGGCGCTTTTTATGAGGTCAATGCGCAATGGAAAGAGCAGCCAATTGAAGAAAAGAAAGAACGTAAAAAGTTTTAGATCATTAACGGTTAGGAGTGAAAGATGAAAGGGTGTGAAGTAAGAAAAATACAAAGGGATGAATGTGCTGATTTTATATTAAACATTCATTATGCGAAAAGGTGGCCATCAATAACTTATGCTTTTGGGTTGTTTAGAAGTGGTGAGCTAATAGGTGTTGTAACATACGGAACACCGCCAAGCTCAACATTAAGGCGCGGTGTTGCGGGTGATGAAAATATAAATAACGTTCTTGAGCTAAACAGACTTTGCTTAAAGTACAACGAGAAAAACCAAGCAAGCTACTTAATATCTAAAAGTTTAAAGATGCTGCCGCATGGTAAAATTGTGATTTCTTTCGCTGATAAATCACAAGATCATAATGGGTGCGTTTATAGGGCTTCTAATTTTACATATCACGGACTAAGTGCAAAGCGTACCGACTGGGCATTAAAAAGCAAACCGAACTTACACGGTCAAACTGTGGCAGATGAATTTAGAGGCCAGCCAAACAGAGCTAAGCTGATGCGTGATAAGTATGGTGATGATTTTTATTTAAAACCTAGACCTAGAAAGCACAGATATATTTATGTAACCGGTAAGCGAAAGATGGTTAATTCTTTGCGCTCCCAAATAAAGTACAAGCAAGAAGAGTTCAAGGGGGGTAGAAGATGCTAAGTAAAAACACAAAGCCAAACGCAGAGGAAAAAGCATGGCTCAAAGCTGTAGCTGATTTTCATAATGAGCATGGTGTGGGTTATCTATTCGGCGATATGTGGAATGATGCGCCTTTTCAGGTTCATCACGTATGCGGAAGAAGCTACAAGCACAACAAAGTTAAAATAGGTCACTGGTTTATTTTGCCAGTACCTCAACAGCTTCATGATGTTCATAGCTCGCACCCGCTAAACGTTACGCATTACCGAAAGCGATTCTCAGAGGCTTTCGGGGGTCAGAGATACCTATGGCGCAAGATGGTAGAGAAAATGGCTGAAAATGGCATAGCAGAGCCAGAAAGTAATATTTCAGGCGCAATTATGCTAACTAAGTATTGAGGTTGTTATGAGTGATTATGAATTTACATTGCCATGGCCTCCAAGTATCAATTCTTACTGGGCTACATTTAGAGGTCGAAGGCTAATAAGTAAAAAAGGCAGATTATACGCTAAGGAAGTTGATCAAATACTTGATGATTTAAATCTAAAAGGTGAAATGATTTCTAATAGGTTATACGTACACATAACGCTAAACCCGCCAACGCTTAGAAAGTATGACGTTGATAATTTTAACAAGTGCCTTTTTGATGCGCTGTCAAAGTCTGGTTTTTGAGTTGATGATGAGCAAGTTGTTAAGTTAACCATTGAAAAGGGTGTTAAAGCCCCGCCAGGTAATGCAGTGGTCAAGGTGGGCGTTTATGATTGAAAAATACAAGCTAGTCACAAGTAATAAATCAGCTCTGATTGAAATGCTAGAAGCTATGCTAAGTCAAAACGAGGCGGTACAAGTTACCGCTAAGCCTTGGAGTGGTAAAAGAAGCCTACCAGCTAACGCACAGGTTTATGTATGGTACGCTCACATAGCGAAGCTAGAAGGAGAAAGTGCCGATTCTGTACGTAACTTTTGTAAGTTGATGTTTGGCCTGCCAATACTGCTACAGGATGAGAATTACAAAGAAAAGATAAGCTGGACGCTTAACAAGATAGGTTTTTACAACTGGAATCATGAGCAGCAGATTAATTACATGGAGTTGCTACCTGTTAGTAGCCTATTCAACACAAAGCAGCACAACGAATACAGGGATAACATGCAAGCTTACTACGCTAAAAACGGCGTGATGCTTGATTATGCAAGTTAGTTATAAGCATATAGCTAAACGGTATTATAAAAGAACACTGATTTTGCTATAATGTTTACATCGAGTTAAGGCAGAATGCTCGATAATCTTTGTTCGTTGCTCACTTGCGTTAAAGTGGGTTGCAGTAAACTAACTACGGTCGTGAGATAGCAGTTAGTATTTAATGTTGCCGATAGATGAATATCTTTTGCGGAGACTCGCCCCGACCAAGGTCGCGGAGTTGCTGGTTCGATTCCAGCTCGGCAATTTTAGAGCTTATTTGTGTGCAGCTTGGTAAAGTGCGGTGAAGGGTGACAGCTTTATAAGGTCCTGCGGGTATCGCGCCGTAGTTGCACAGCAAATGCGCTTTTCCATGGTGTATTGCATTGAACGAGAGTAAGTAAACCCACTTAACGGTGGGTTTTTATTAGGAGTGCAAGAGGTGAGTAAGTGGAGTGAATTAAGCGATCATGAAATAGATTGCATGGTAGTTGATAAGCTAGGGTTTTTATCTGATTGCCATATTGGCAAGGATATGATTACTAGGCACTGCATTGATGGTGCGGTTTTGCATAGAGGGCATGAGGTTAGCTATTGCAAAAATTGGTCAGACATTGGCTCTCTGATTGATTATCATAAGATTTCATTGCTTAATGATGGCGACAAATGGGAAGCTGAAATAACTTATATGGCAAATGTTGGCGCACATCAAACAGCAGAAGAATGTAGTTACTTTCATACTGATGAAAACCCAAAAAGAGCTGCGGCTATTGTTTATCTAATCAGTAAAGGGGTTAAGGTATGAGTGATATGAACCTTATAGATTTTTTTGTTTTTGGTTTTTGGGCTTTAGGTGTCATTATGATTTACTATGCCTACAAGCTTCTAATCACAGACCCGCAATAGCGGGTTTTTTATTAACTGTAATTTAGTGATATACTTTATAAGCCAAGATAATAACGGAGAAATAACGGTCTTATGAGTAGGTTTACATCAGACAATCAACCAAAAGATAGGCCAGGGAGGGGTAAGAGTGAAAGGACTAAAATACTTGAAGCCATGAAACGCACAGGTAAGAGTGAGGAAGGTTTTTATGACTTGCTTGTTGAAAAGGCGCACAACCCAGAAGACTCTTTTGCGTTTGGCGAGCTGTTAAAAAGGCTCGCCCCTATCAAAAAGTCAGTTGCACCACTAATAAACTTTGAGTTGCCGGAAGATGCAAAGCCACATGAAAAAGCTGACTATGTGATAAAGGCTATTGCTAACGGTGATATTCCGGCGGATATAGGTGCAATAGTTATAACTAGCATTACTTCTATGCTTAAAATACAAGAGGTCACAGACTTTGAGGAAAGGCTTTCCGATTTAGAAAGGGCTAAGGATGACTAGAGCTAAAAGATTAGAAGCTTTAGAGGTTCAAAGAAAGTCTGACAACGGTGACTTTGCAAATACTGTAATAGGTTTTGTCTGCCCAAAGACTAAAGGGTTAACTAGCACATATCAATTATCTGATTCCGTATGGACTCCAACTTGCAAAAGCCCTACAGCTTTCTTTGCTGAAAAACTAAAGCCGCTATTCCTACAACCTAAAAGATTTAACATTCTTATTGGTGGTCGTGGTAGCGGTAAATCATTGGGTAAGGGTGGGCATGGTGCTATTCAGATGCATGACTTAGGCAGAAATCTAATGTGTATCCGTGAGTTTCAAAGTTCAATAGCTGACTCAGTGCACGCATTGATTAGCGAGGAGATAGAGCGCCTTGAACTAACTGGTTTTGATGTAACAGACAAGACTATAAGAGCTACACATAATAATTCAATGGCTCGCTTCATGGGTTTGAGTCGAAACCCTGAGTCAGTAAAGTCGGCCTTTGGCTTCTTGGACTGGTGGATAGAAGAAGCTCAATTCCTATCTGATAAGTCATTAAGAACACTTACACCTACGGCGCGTAAAAAGCCTAGGAAGGGTTTACCAGGCAAGCAGAGTGAAGTTGAGTCTGACGAAGTTGACATAACAAAAGTTAACATGACATTTTGCGGGAACCCTGCATCAAGTGAAGATCCATTTAGCCAAAGATTCATAGTCCCGTACAAAGATGAGTTAGACAAAAATGGAATATATGAAGATGACCTGCACCTAATAATTGTTATGAATTGGTCGGATAATCCATGGTTTGATGAGTCTGGACTTGAAGCGGAAAGGCAATTTGATTTAAAAAACCTACCTCGCTCAACTTATGACTGGATTTGGGAGGGTGGCTTCAATGATGATATTGAAAACGGATTGATTAAGCCTGAGTGGTTTGACGCTTGTGTTGATGCTCACGAAAAGCTAGGGTTAAAACCTTTTGGTATGACCAAGGTTACACATGACCCGTCAGACTTGGGTAATGACCCTAAAGCAATATCGATAAGAAAGGGTAACATAATTACCCAAGTAACCAGCCGTAAAGACCTAGACGTTAACGAGGGTAGCGACTGGGCTTTAGGTGTGGCAATCAATGAAGGCGCTGACGTTTACGAGTGGGACGTAGGCGGAATGGGTGTGGCGTTAAAGCGTGATGTTAATAATGCTATACAGGGTAAGAAGATGGAAGCGCATCAGTTTAACGGTGCTAGCTCAGTTGATATGCCAGAAACCATCTATGAACCAAGCGGTGCAAGTGGTACGTTTGGCGAGAAGAAAAACAAAGAGGTCTGCAAGAATCTAAGGGCGCAATGCTATCTGTCATTAAGAGATAGAGTATACCGGACATACAAAGCTGTTACTGAAAATGTTATGTGCGACCCTGAGAAGCTAATAAGCTTTAGCAGCGAATGCGAAGAATTAAAAGGCTTGCGTTCAGAGCTTTGTAGAATGCCAATAAAACCTAACACGAGCGGATTGTTTGAGTTATACACCAAGCAGGAAATGAGGCAGAAGTTTAAAGTGCGCTCCCCTAACTTGGCTGACAGCGTTATGATGTCAGAGCGAAACCGTGTTATTATTAAACAAAATATTGACGTTGCATCTTGTTACGTCCCAACAGTTAACCATTGGTGATTTATGATAGACCATCAACAAATGTGCATCGAGTTTAAATATGCAAGCGCTTATTATGAAATGCGCCAACGATGCAGAGAAGACTTTGAGAGATTTTACCTTGACGGTGGCTGGTGGTCTGGCTCTTGGGGTAAGCAATACGAGAACAAGCCTAAACCAGAGTTCAATCGCGTATGGCGTGACATTAACCGTATAGTTGGCTCTGTTAATGATATGGAGTTTAATGCGGTTATATCTTCAAACTCAGAAGATGCAACGGACGAAGGTGCAGAGCTTTTACAGCGCAGATGGCGTAATGACTTTATGACGTCAGAAGGTGTAGAAGCTAACGAGACCGCAACAAGAGAGGCACTTATTGGTGGCTTTGGTGCGCTTAAAGTTGTTGCTAAGTATGAAGATGAAGAAGATCCAGATCCGAATTACCAATACTTATCCCTAGAAGCTATCGGTTCTGCCTGCTCATCAGTCTACTATGATGCTGGTGCAATTAAAAAAGACAAATCTGACGCTATACGCGGATGGCATTTAATTCGCGTTAACCGTCGAATGTTCGAGGAGGAATCTGGGGAGAAGGATTTAGTTAGCTTCCAAAGTCCGGCATTTGATGAGTTCCAGACAGAGCTAGATTATGACTCAAGCAGGGATATATTTCTTGCCCATTATTATGAGTTGATTGAAAAGACCTTAGTTGATCATGATTTTAGCTTAATGGGCGCCCCTATCATTACAAGCGGTGACGGTATCACTGACCAGTTTGGTGAAAAATATACACGCGATGAGCTTAAAGAGTTCAAAGAAATGTATATTGAAATGACTGGTGAGGAAGTGCCAACAAAACGCAGAAAGGTTAAGTTTGTCGAGTACGCTTTAGCAGATGGTAACAGATACCTGATGAAGAAGCAGAAGCAGCCATTTAAGCGTATTCCTTTAATTCCTTTCTATGGTTATTACACTGAGATAAATGGTAAAGAATACTATTGTGGTGAAGTAAGAAAGCGTACAGACGCGGAAATGTTTCACAATATGTTTGGCTCGACCATGATGGAGATTATGTCTAAGCCTCAAGTACCTAAACCCGAGTACTTAGCGGAGCAGATTGCAGCACACGCCAATCAAAGAGCTAGAGCTGACCTAGACAATGTTCCTTTTGTTCTTTCTGATGTTGCTTACACTAAAGATGGTCAAGCTGTTATAGGTCCTATTGGTCAAACTCAACCGCCACAAATAGGAACCGGATTAGCTGCTGCTGGTCAATTCCTTGAAGGTCAATTACAACAAGGCTCAGCTATTGGCGCTAACACTACACCAGCAAACACAAGTGGCGAAGCTATACAGCAAGTAAACGAGCGTCAAGATGATACGGTGTTACCTGCTATTAAAAATATAACCCATGCAATTAAGTCAACTTGCACAACATGGATACCAGCAGCACAAAAGCTTTTATTTAACAAGCCTCGTAGATTGAGAGTTCAAGAAGTTGACGGAAACTACTCACAAGTAACCACACTTGAAATGGTCGCTTTACCTGATGGAAGAATTGGCCCTTATGGTAATAATCCTATTGGTAAATACTCTGTATCTGTTAAGACTGGCGAAGCATACAAAGACTCGCGCAATGCGCAGCGTGAAACAATGGTTGAAATGCTTAATTATGTTGGCAGTGATACGGACTTCGGGCAAATGATTGCTATGAATGCGATGATGCTTACTGACGGTGAGGGTGGCGACCAAATTAGGGAGATTGCAAAATACAAGCTAATTGATATGCAAATTCAAATGGGTACACCAATGAACCCTCAAGACTTTAGTGAGGAGGAATTGCAATACATTGAAAACAAACTAATGCAAGCGCAGATGCAGCAACAGCAAGCAATGATGAATGACCCGCTAATGATGCAGGCACAAGCTCAAGCACAACTAGCAGAAGCTGAAACAATCAAAGCCCAGGCTGATGTTATGGACAAGCAGATAGACCAATTCAATGCTGAGACTCAGCGAGTTAAAGTATTGGGAGAGCTAGAAGCTAAAAACGTACAGCTAAATCAAAAGCAAATTGAAATGCAGCTTAAAGCAATACAAGGCGCAACAAACAATAGGTTATAAGCTTATAACAAAACGATATTAGACCGCTCTTTATGGGCGGTTTTTTTTCGTTATAACTAAAGGTAATTTGCATATAACTAAAAATTCTATAAAATATAGGTAGGTTTCATACATTAAGTATGATTTTCGTTCACCGATAGACGAGGCTAAGATATGTCGGTTAATTTGGAAACTAGCACAGAAGTTCAAGAGCAAACTTTACAACCTGCAGACAGTGTGGTGACTGGAACAGAGGAAAGCGCAACACCACAAAGCGCCGATGATAAAATTGTAATTGAAGTTGATGAGCAAGAGGGCGGCCAAGAAACAAGCGCTCAAAGTGTCGACGATGACAGTGCGATATACAAAAGAGCTAAAGCCGCGGAGGCTAAGGCTAAAAAGGCAAAAGAGAAAGCGAAGTTAGAGCATGAGGCTAGGATTGCATCGGAACAACGTGAAAACGAGTTGCTAGAAAGAATTAAACAGCTTGAAAGTAGCGTAAACCCAATTGTAAACCCTAAACCTACAAGGCCAACGCTTGAAGGTTGCGGTTTTGATTCTGATGAGCACGAGAAAGCTTTAGATAAGTATGAGAAAGATATGATTGCATACCATACTGGCGGAGCTGCAAGTAATAGTGATTCTAAGTCAGAGCAAAAACAACAACCTCAATTTGATGAGCAAGCTTTCGAGGTGAACTACTACACGCAAGAGAAAGAAAAGGAAGTTGCAAAACTTTACCCTGGTTTCTCAAGTGAAAAAGAGGGTTTCACTCAGAAAGTTAGAGCTAGCGGCGGTAATGAAGCAGACATAAACGCCATGAAGCAAATTGCACACCAATCAGGTGTTGATATTGCTAGAGCCATGGTTGCTTTAAATAACTCTGACAAGCTTTATCAAGACCTTTTGAATGCATACGCAACTGGAAATGTTTTTAACATTAAAGGTGTTTTGCAAAATGCGGCTAACAACTTGGATTTGAAAATAGTTAAAAAAGTTGACACTTTACCAACACCCGATATACAGAACTCAGGGCCAATCAACGACCACAACGCTTTAGTAAGTAACGCTAAAGAAAAGTGGATGAATAGTGGCTCTGCTAAAGATTTTCAAGCTTATCAAGCAGCAAAGAAAGCTGCTAAAGCAAAATAAAAGGTAAACGAAAATGGCTAACCAATTAATGAAAGACGTTCACACCCTTGTTGATGAGGTTGTGGAGTTATACAACACAGAAGCAGGTTATAGCAAGTCACTGCCTGTATTTGGCGAACTGGGCGACGTAGAAGGTCAGCGTTATGATGATGTTGAGTACCTTAATCAAGAGTTCCGCTTTTTAGCTAACGACGGCTACAAGTCGAAAGCTGACAATACTGATGTTCAAGACTTAGTTGATCGTATGATCCCAATTCGCCGAAACAAAGCTTTTTACATTAAAGCTAAAATTGGAACTAAAGAGCTTCGCGACCCTCGTTTGCGTCGAATGGCTGTGAAGGGTATGTCTACTCGCCTTAAAAACGAGATTGACGTATACGCACTAACAAAAGCGATGAACGCTGCACAAATGATTGTGGTTGCTGACGGTGATATTACTCAGGCTACCTGCTCAAAAGCATTTAACCTAATGGTTAAGCAGGGCTTTAGCGGTGAAGCTAAAAAGCTATGCCTATCAGTAGACCACTATGAAACACTATCTGATGCACTAGCATTAAATCAGTATCACGGCGGTTTACCTCAAACAGCTTATGAGCGCTCTATTATTCCTAACCAGATTTCGGGCTTTGACAGCGCAATGCGTTTAGACTACCCGTTTGCATGGAATGACGCTAAAGGTGCAGGTATTACAATCAACGGTGCTGACCAAGTACACACGGTAAAAACTAAAGACGCAAACGACAATTACGTTGATAACCGTTACTATCAAATCACTGTAAGCTCAACCACAAATGTTGCTGTTGGTGATAAATTCACAATGGTTGACGTAAACGGCTTTAATCCAGATGTAAACCAAAGCATTGGCGCGCTAAAATCATTTACAGTTGCGGAGGTTGTAAGCTCTACAATCTTGCGAGTTAACGCATTGATTACAGCAGCGCCATACAAAAATGGTAGCGCCGCTCCTGCGGATGCTTCTGCGATCACTTTCTTAAACAAGAAAGCTTCACAACCTTCACTATTCCATACTGATGACGCTGTTAAGATTATCCCAGGTAATCTACCAGTTGAACCGGAAGGTGCAGGCGTGCAAGCTGTAAATGCAGTTACAGACCAAGGCCTACCAATGCGCTTCACTTATAAGTATGACTTCGACGAAGAAGAATTATTTATGAAAGCGGTTTGTTACTTCGACGTTGAGCCGTGGAAGCCTGAGCAAATTGGTATGATTATTACCAACCAAGCTTAAAATTAGGGGCGCAAGCCCCTTTTTACTCTTAGGGTGATTTATGAAGCATCATTTATTTAAGAAAAGCACAAAAGGCGAATACGCCTCAAAGTGTGGTAAAAAGTACGATTGCAAATGCACTGATGATTTATCATTGCTTGATAAAGGTTGGAAAAAGACACTTGAAGAAGCGCTAAAGCCAGTTAAAAAGGTAAAAGCCGATGATAACTAAAGGCGATATAGTTAGGCAGGCTTTTGAGCATTTACGCATTAGCGGTCTGACAAATGAAGCAACGCCAAGGGATACCCGGTTAGCATTGCAAACATTGGAGTCAATGCTTCTTGCTTGGACTAACAAAGGTCTAAACCTAAGCTGGAATAAATCAGATAACTTTGTTGACCCAGACCCACAGGAAGAAAGTGGAATATCTGACGCTGACTATGAAGCAATCTATGTGAATCTAGCGGTTAAGCTTGCGCCTGCATTTGGTAAGCCACCAACACAGCTTGATTCGTTTGCTAGAGAGCTTTACGCGGGATTATTCAGCACTGCATTACCTACGCAGCAAAATAATACTTACATGCCATTGGGAAGTGGTAACAGGCGAGGAGCTTACACGCCTGTATATCAGGAAGGTAACGAACCTATCGACGTCGAGAATGACGGCAATATAACTTTATAGCCCTATTCGGGCTTATAGCTCAGGCCTTTAATTTCACCGTTGATGATTGCTCTTGCAAGATTTTCCCATGAGTAGCCATAACTATCGGAGCTCTCGTATTCATCGAAGGCGCTAGTCAACTCTTCTTCTGGTGTTGGTGGTTTTTGAACCCAACTGTCATTATTCCAGCATGAGCCGTGAGATAATCCATCCGGAAACTCAAAAGTAATAACCTCATCGCCATTGCTCATTTTTCCTTTTGAAATGCATTTTACAAGCTCACCTTTATGGATAAATTTATCACCCACCTGCGGCCACTCTTTAGGCTCAGGCTCTTTTTTTGCGTTTGGAGATACCCACTCCAAGTTTGTAAACTTATAGCCTTGACTTTCAAGCTTATGAATTGCCGAGCTTGATTTTATAGCCTCGCAAATTCCACCTTCAACAACTTCAACAGCCTCTTTAGCAAATGCATTTGTTGGTTCAGCTTCTGGTAAAGAATCAATTAAATTAGGCTCTTTAGGTGGATCATTGACGTAAATAAATATACTGCTTTCATCTTCTGATTTTTTTATTTGAATTAAGCTGTCAGTGTTGTTGGTTACGTTGACTTGAATGTCATGCACGCTTACCTTTTTAGGCTCTTTAACTTTCGGCATTTTCGCACCAGAGCTTGCTACTGGCAATTTTGACTCTTTAGGTGGTATAGGGATGGTTATTAGTTTTTTATCTTTTGAATTGTTCTTAGGCCAAAAGTACAAACCAGAACTGTTAAAAACAAAACAATCATCCCCTTCATCATAGCCATAGTTATTATACAAACAAACACCAGCATTCTCAGCCAGCTTAACAATAAACTCAGCATGTTCTTTACTCTCAACCTTGCCATAGGTATTTGCCAGGTATTCGCGTGTTATGTTTGTGAATAAATCCTCATTGACGCAATTGCTGTGCTCTAGGTTTTCACTTGCCCATGTTTTTGATTCTAAAGTTACACCTTTATTTTGCTCGTAAAATAAAACAATTGAGCCGCTTTCTGTGCCTTTTCCAATATACGGGTATTTCATTTTCACTCTCCTATTAAGTTACGCAAACAATACCACCCCACCCAAACACATCAAGATTATTTAGTTATATGCATATAGCTAAAAGTTATTTCACTACGTGCGTGTGAGGGGTTAGAGTGAGTGAAACTTAATTAGGAGAAGAAAGATGAATAACGCAGATATGCCAGCAACCCCAGTAACAGTAAAGCCAAATGAACAGCAAAAGGCATTTGGTAGTGCCGAGAATGTTCAATATAAAGGCCTAACAAAGCGCGAGGAATTGGCCTCTAGAAATCTAGCTTCAATCTTGTCATCGTTACCTCATTGGGAGTCTCTTGGGTATCTGTGTCAGGATAACTCGGAATATGCAAGGCAAGCAATTGATGCAGCCGATGCACTACTGGCAGAATTGGAGAAGTAAGATGCAAACAATAGAATTAGATGAACTCTTTTTTGAGTCGGTGAAAAACGACAAGCGCAAAGATGTTTTTAATGGGATAGTTAATAAAGTTATGAGTGGTCAGTATGAATATACCTGTGTAGGTCAGGGTAGTTGGAATTTACAGGACTTTGTTAATGAAGCCCTGGGTGATGAAGGTGTTTGTAAGCAAATTGCATACGCTTCATCGAGCACAAATTCTATAACCTCATCAGAAGCAATATGCAGAGTGTCCATAGTTGCAAGAGAAAAACTAAAGCCTATTGTCGAAGCATTCTGCAATCAAAACGAGATAGGCATTGCATGAAGATAACAACGAAGCAGTGGAAATTTCTAAAAGACTTGTGCGACCTTGAGTTAACTGGTTGCACAATCTCATGTAAGCACTACAAAGAGGATAACCAAGCGTTAATTGATGCGGGTTATATTGTATTAGATAGAAGCGTTTATAAACCTACTCAAGAGGGTAGAAAGCAAAGCGCAATGAAGTGGGTTAGGTGATGCGTAAAATAGACTGGAATCTAACTGGTATTTATATCTGTGTTATTGGATTGATTTATGCTCTTTTTTCTTACGGGCAGTCAATACCAGCAACCGAAAGGGCTGAGGCAAAATGCGAATCAATGGGTGGTGTATATGGTGGCGGAAAATGCTTTGTTAATGGGGTTGAAGTTGACAACAAGTAAATAAAAAACAATAATGAGTACAGATGATCGTTAATAACTTGCCTATTAGTTAAATTATTCATCTTTACTACTCCAATTCTCTTATTAAAAGCCTGTGTTAATTCACGGGCTTTTTTATTTCTAATAACCTATAATGTATACGTCTTGGCGGACAAAGCTGTCCCTTGCATGGTGCTTGGGGCGGCTACCCGCCGAGACAACGCCAAGACAATAAACAGAGCATGGACGCTTATATCATGCTGGGTTCGCCCACGGTATCTATGAAAAAGGCTTGGCTATGACACGCATAAATAAACTCACTCAAAATCCAGAGTTATTAGCAGATGACCTATTCGTCATTTGGGATAAAGACAATCAAAGAACACGCTCAATTACCGCAGAGACACTGAATAAATTTGCTGACGCTAACGGCGCAAACGCTCAATCATTCGTTAATGGCTATATTCAAGACGGCATTCTATACATGGTTCGCGCCAATGACGAGGTTGTTAACATTGGTAGCATTACAGGCGTTGAGCTTCTAGCAGAGGGCAGTATCCCGAAAGTTGAAAACGGTAAGCTAGTTGCTTCTGCGGTAAAAGAAACTGACAATGCAGTGGTATTTACTAAAGATATTATTGCACCTCAGGAATCTGTATTTGTCGGCCCCGCTGTTAAGATTTCAGATAAAGGCGGCTATCTAGGTGTTGATAACCTAGCAGATGATAGAGAGTCAACGCCAGTTGTAAGTTTTGTATATGAAACAGAAGCAGAGCGTGACGCTATTTTTGCTGATGGCGTGAGCGTGCCTAAGTACCGTTATTTTGTTCCGGCTAAGTGGGTTTATCAATTCCCCTTTGAGGCTGAATACTCAAACGCCAACAAACTAAGCTTTGAATTCCAAGACGGTGATAACACACTCATTCGCAAGTTCAGAATGTTTTCGAAGAAAGCGCAATCAGGTGTTCGCATCTGGCTTGAAAACTTATTACCTAGCGGTGACGCGATGGTGTGGGAGAATGTGACAGAGGACGACTTTAACGAAGGTAAGGGCCAAGACTTTGTAGCGCAGGGTGATAATGACCAATTCACATTAGTAGAATCTGGCTTAGTTAAAATCTCAACAGCTAACATTCGATTCCGTTTCAATGTACAGGCGCAGCCTGGTGAAAATCTAGAGCTTCAAGGTCAAGAGTTAGACCTTGGTTTTGGTGTTGGCTTTTACCCTCGCATGGTCACGTATACGCAGGATGAGAAAGACCTTGACTTACTGGATAGCATAGAAACAAGTCAAAATAGGTTTGGTAAGTTTGGCGAGCAATTCAGGATAGAAACGTCCGATATTGTGGCGCGTGATTTAGGGTCTCAGGCGGAAGCTATGCCACAGGGTGTTTTTGACACTGCAATCACATCCGATAGACCAGAAACAACCTATGTTAATGGTGATAAGCCTATTCAAATAAACGCCATTACAGTTAAACACATTGGCACTTGGTCGCCTGTTCAAGTCTCATTAAATGATGACCGTACGCAGGTTGTTGATTTGGTTGATGGTGACAACACAGTCACATTTACAAAACCGCTAACCGTCGAAGCTAATCAATCTGTTTACTTTCGATTCACTGGCGCGGTCGGTACTGGCTCACAAGATCAAATTAGTTTACTTGGCGATGCTCAACAAGAAATTTATTACAAGCTTGATATTACAGAGCTTGAAGAAAAGACCGTTACTGTTAATGGTGTTGAGTCTATTGTTGCTGGCAATAAAATACTTGTTGATGATTCAGATCCTAAAAATCCAATAGTAAGCTGGAACCCATCAGGCGACCTTTTGCCAGGCGTTAATATCAACAAAGATGGTGTTCAAGTCCTATCAGCGGCAGATACGTTAAACTTTAGCGGCGCGTTTGATGTAGTAAAAGCTAAAGATACGGGCGGAACGGTAAATATTGAGCTATCTACCACAGCTAGGGGTACAAATGAAGTAGGCGTTTTCGAGTCAACATCTGATTTACTAGCTGCATACCCAACACCGGAAGATGGACTATACGCAAGAGTGCTGCAAGGTAATAACAACCTTCCTGATGATAGATATGAATCACAGGGCGGTAACTGGATTGGCATGGGTGGCGTTGCTGGTCAGGTTATTGTAGACGCTAACAAGTCACTAGGTTTGATTATGGGTGACGGTCTAAAGTCGGAGGATGATGGCGGAAACAGCAAGATTTCACTTGATGGTAATACTCCAGTACTGACTTTTGATGTAACAGTTGATTCAACGCGATCCGTTGATAATACCTATGTTGGCAAAATAATAAATATTATTCAGACACCACCAAGTATTAGTATCCCAATGCAAATAACTTTAGTTGATCACTCCCAATTTAAAACGGGTGACACAATTAAGATTGCTGCGGATAGGGACGGCGATGACGCATACAATAATTATTACTTTGCTGTTTACTTCAACGACTCAAAAGGTCGCCAAATAGCCAAGTACCCAGCAAACAATATAACCATGGTTCGCACTGATACCGCTTGGGATGTGCAACTTGACGGTAGATTCACCAACGTATCAATCAGACCTAAGGCAGCGTTTAACATACCTTATGCACCTGATGAGCAATACAACACACCTGTAAATGCTTTTGTATTTGCTGAATCGCCAGCGGTTGGTTTTGAAGTTGATGACGATACAAACACTCGAATAGTAAAAGTTGAGCTAGACAAGGTTATCCCAGAAGATCCAACATTTAAAACTATCAACATTGACTCAAGCGGTACTGGTCTACCTAATTACTCAGCAGTTATTAAGCAGAATGACTCGCTTATAACTGAAATTGATGCAACTAGAGAGCTTAGGTTAAATCAAAAAGACATCATTACTGGTGAAACTAAGACGATAATGTCTGTCATGGACACCCAGATCACTGCCTTAGCTCCCATTTATGTGGGGTCAAGTAAAGTTGCCTTGGTGAAAGACGTCCCTGCAATTCCTGATAATGGTTACGTAGAGAAGTTCACCAATGCCGACCTGGATAAAGTGCAGTCTGCATACGACGGCAAATACGGTAATGATAGAAATTTCTATCCGCTAGCTCTTTATCAAGACGTAAACGGCTGGTCACAAGTCGAATACACCGGGAATATGGTATTTAAGCTTAAAAACAAGGACACCGGTGTTTTAGGTGATAAGGTTTTTGAGCTTAAACAATCATCCTTAGCAGCACATAAAAAGCTTGAGGCTTTAAAATCACTTAAAGTTGTTGGTGATGTTTCGGTCGAGGATGCAGACGGGAATTTATCTTTATTGCTTAATCAGGGCGAAAGTTCACTTTCACTTAACTTACCAACAGAGATTAGCGGACCTTTAGAGTTAAGTAAAAACTCTAGCACTGTAATGACAGTAAACAGAGATGAGTTAAAAATATGGTCCACTGGCGCGGTAGAGATTCCGAACTACACCGCATTTAAAGACAAAGAGCTGGTTACGAAAGAATACGTCGACAACGCAATATCATCAGACCCAAGTGATGATTACAAAGGGCAAGGCTTAGGTGTTCCAAAAATCACATTTCTGGGTAGTGATGAAGTCACTCAGTCAGGGCTTGTCGGTAATTACCTTAATACGCTTAATCAGGCGTCAAGTGTTGGCAGGATAAATTTAAACAATGACGAAGGTAATACAGAGTTTAGAGTAATAATTGACCAATCCACAAGAGAGACAAGAGATTACAGAATTAGCTTAGGCCCTGGCAATGCGCTATCTGAGAAGCGAATAAGGATTGGTGAGTTGTGGGAATGCAGGGTTTATGTTGATTGGGATGATGGGACAAAATCAAACTTCTTTTGGACTCGTTTAGATAATGGGACGTCTGGTTACATTCTAGAGGATCAATTCAATGCCAAGTCCGGCTATGATGCATTAATATCTGGCGGTGGCTCAACCAAAACCGTAACTTATGGTGACAACGGTAAAATACTCAAGATAAGCAACGCGACAGTAAAAGTTGAATTGTTGCAGGGTATGAACTCAGATGATAAACCTCACGGTTACTTTAAGTACATTAACTCGCACAATGCTGATGTTGCTTTTGAGTGGTACGACAGAAACGGCACGCAGATAACTAACAATGTGCCTAGTGTTTGCCCTAAAGATACTGTTGTAGAAGTGTTCGCGGATTATGCAAAAGATGAGTATGTTCTAAACTTTAGCCAATCAAAGGTTATCAGCTCGACAATATCACAGGCTCAGGAACCGCAATTTAAGAAGTTTATAAATGAATCGACTGTTAATGTGGATTACCCAACAAATGCAGATGGCAATCAATACAGACCACAAAACGTAGTTGTAACGGTGCTTGATACTGACAACCTAATTAGCGAGCTAAACATTAATGTAACAAGCTCTGACAATTACACAGGACATTACAACTCTGTTGGCTCAATATCAATTGACGCTAGCGGCCAATGGTCTACAGAATCAAGGCGCAACGCTTATAGATTGGACGATGGAACAAATACCTACTGTGTATTTAGTGACTCACTGAATGCTTGGGTTTTGATTGTTACAGATGTTGATCACAATCACACAGGAAGCAGCACTGGCGGTGTTCCTGTAAACCTGTATAACGATGGTCAGTTACCAGACAGTCATGGAGATTACTCTATTGAGAATAACTTAGATTCAATAGAATCTGAGTATTTCACCCAGGCTGATGTTGATATTGACTATCACACAAATTCAGACAGCAACAGTTATTTTGTTGTTAAGTTTGGAAACGCGAAACCAGCGGGTATTGTTTTTTATAAATAATACATGGTTGAAAAAACGGGGCTTGACCGCCCCCTAAATTAAATTAAATTAAGGAAGCTATTATGGCTGGTCAAATTTACCAAGATAAAAACCTAAACGGCAACAGTATTCTAGATGCCGGAAAAGTAACAGTGCAAAACGATGCAGCAACAGCTAACGAGCTTGTTCGCAAGTCACAAGTTGAAACCATTGCAGACACAACCACGCAGGCAGCTATTGTAAACTCACTATCTAGCCCGAATGCTACGACAACGCTAGACACTGAGCAGCTGCAAGCGCAGCTAAACACAAAGCAAAACAATTTAAGCATTGCCCCAGACTCAACGCTTTATCTAACACTTGTTGGTTCAGTGCTTGGCTTTACTAACCTAGGTCGCGGTCCTGTACTTAAAGACACCACAAGTGCAAACTTTGCTGCGTTCCTAGCAACTGCTACTTTTAATGGTGACGGAACAATTACAGTTGGCGGTACGGTATACGACAGCGGCACTCAGATTTTCTTAACTGCCTCTACTGTACCAACTGAAACGGTTTATATTTACACGGGCGGCAATGCTGGCACGGCTGACGACTTTATCAATGACTCTGATAAATATGACGCGTCAGAAGTTAGAGCACTGTTAAGTGTATCTGGCGTAGGTATTAACTACGACTCAAACACTGGTGTTACATCTCTTGTGTTCGGTACTGGCGCAAGCGACTTGGGCGGCCAAACATTACCACACGGCGCAACGTTCACGACCATTTCTGCAAATGCAGACACAGCGGATGCTTTAGAGAAGTTAGAAGCCCTTATTAATGCTGTTGAGTCTAGCGGCGCAGATGGTACGGCAGCGGTAACAACTCGATTAAATAACTTATCAGGTGTTACTGGTTCAAATATGGGTAGCTTTACTGGCTCTCTATTTGTTGACGGCCAAAACATCAAGCAATTATTCCAGGCAAGCGAAACGGCACACGAATCAGCTACAGCAGACCGAGCAGCAATACGAAGCGAGGCAGCAACAAGATCGAGCGCAGTTGACGCAGCAATTGCCAGTGAAGCAAGCTCTAGAGCAAGCGCTGACTCCACTTTGCAGGCTAATATCACAGCAGAAGAAACATCTAGGATTTCGGCTGACTCGACACTGCAATCAAACATCAATAGCGAAGCTTCTGCACGCTCAAGCGCAGATACGACACTTCAATCAAATATTGATGCAGAAGAAGCGGCGCGCATTGCAGCAGTTAACCAGGAAGCTACAGACCGAGCAGCAGCGGATACAGCAGAAAGTACAGCCAGAGCAGCAGCAGTAAGTAACCTGCAATCGCAAATTGATGTACTAGCAAGCTCTAATATTGAACTAGTTGGTTCAGTTGGCACTGATGGTATCTTTGATGCTGTAGAGGCTGACGCACGCAACGGTCAAGCATTCACAAGCATTGCAATGTCATCTGGTGAAGTTGTTATTTTTGACGGTGATGTAACTCTGCTAGGTAATGACTTTAAAGTCGGCGATATGCTAACTGTGAAAGTCTCATCAATCACTGCTGGTGCAATGGCGCTAACTGATTTTATTTACCAAAAAGGTGACGGTACAGACCTAACGCGAGCAAATCTAGATAATGTTACTATTACTCTAGACGGTAGCGAAAAACTTATAGTTACGCATGGTTCAATTGAGCGCCAAGAGCTAGGGCCAGTTGTTAAGGCTGAGCTAGACGACACAGTATCACTAACTGATAACTCACAGGTTATTACCGGTAAAGCCTTGCAGATTGACCAAACAGATAATAACTTGGCATCAAGTTACGGTCTTTACATTAAGAAAGATCAAACCGGTAGCGAGTCATTAACCGGCACTTGTCGCGCCTTACTTGTTGAGAACTTAGTTAACTCTCAAGGTTCAGGTAATGCGGCAGCACCTAACTATGCACACAATACAATTGCCTCACATTATGACGGCTCATGTAATAACCTCTCAATAGTTCTTAGCGGCTCTTACAATGAAGCTAATGTGACAACAGCAACAAGCGCAATTATCGCTAACGGCTCATACAGCGTATCTAATGACGCTCAGTTAGGTATTAATGTTGGCGCTACTATGATTGCTGAAAATGCATCTATCAGTAATATCTCAGCGTTTGCATTTGCTGGTACTGATGGCGCAGGGGCTGACCGTGGCGTAGTTGGTGCAATTTCAAATCTTGATGTTGCAACTTACTCAGGCACTCGACAGGCTGACCCATACCCATACAATGATATTGCAGTTGTTGCTGACGCGAAGTATGCACCAGCAGGAAGCAAGGCGCTATATGCTTATGGTGACAGCGTTTTCGAAGGTGGTAGCGTTGTTGTTCCTGCATCTGGCTCAGATTCCGAAGCTGTAAACATGGGCGAGCTAAAGGCAAAACAAAAGCGGTTCAAGATGGACACAACAAGCGGAGTAAGTAAACAGTTTGCTTCTGGACTTGATTTATCTAAGTGTCTGTATCAGGTAATTGATAACGGTCAAGCTGTTGGCGTGTCAGTAAATCTAGACACATCAACAAATGAAATTACACTAACTGCTACAGGTGGCAACTTAACAGATTTAGTTCTGTTGGTTATTGAGACTGTATGCGGTGAAACTCTAGTTTCATAAAATAAGGGGCATTGCGCCCCTTTACCATGCACCCATTTTTGACATTAGCTCGCCAAAATCAGATTCACTTATTTCACCACCGCACGGAATTGCCAGCCATGCAACATTGCGTAAGTGGTCTGGGTTCATTTCTTTTTCGATAAACTTTTTATGCTCTTTATCTAAGTATTCAGCTAAATCGGCTTGATACATTTCATGCTTACACTCTATAACTTCTGATTTAATATAGTCATCAAAGCCATTGTTACCTATAGCAGCAATGTGAATAGTCCACTTATGACGCAAACCTACAATAGCCTTAGCCATTGATTTACCCATGTGAACACGCTTACCTTTTTTGTAATCAATAACCTCACATTCGCCATCTTCTTGCGTTTGTGTAGACCTAAATACGCCTATGCTTTTTAGTGCATGATTAACCATTACAAGCTTACCTTTTAGCGGGTTGTATTTCTTTCTTACTTTAGCCATTTTTCACTCCATTCAATTCATAGCTTGATTCTATATGCTACTTAAAATTCATCAATTCGATTTAGCTATATGTATATTTCAAAATGTTCTAAGCTTTGCTATAATTTGTCTTGCGGAAGTGAGAAGCCGCGTTAAAATTGATATAGTAATTCAGGGTTTATTAGTACAGGTCTAGTGTTCGTGGGAAACTTCTCACTTATGCTATATCAGCCCCCGAGTTACTGGGCTTGTACTAATAAGCCTTTTTTTGTGTCTAGCGTAAGTGAAATTCTTACCCTGAAATGTGCTTAATGCGGCGTAGGTGGAAACCCTACCTAGACACACCCTTCTAACGTATCTCACTTGATTAAGCATTCGGTACTTACCGCAAAACACCAACAATTTAATTTAATACTGGTTAGTGCGTCGACCTTGAGTACCGGGGATAAAGCGAGTTAATGTTGATGTGATCACACAAGCCGAATTTAACAAATTCATATAGGCGTGATATATCGGAGCGACAACTCTAAAAACTGTTTCGCATATTGAGTAGCTAGCATAACAGTAAAAGTCCTTTATAATGTAATATATCAACTAAAGGTCTAATGATACCTATACACTAAATTTAAGAGGTCAACATGCCAGTAAACTCAAGAGGTCAAAGAACCAAGACCACAAAGAAGAAGCAAAAGAAAACGGGTAAACCAGCAAAGGGTAAGGCGAAAGCAAAAATGGTTACAGACCCGAAAACAGGAAAGAAAGTAAAGCGCTCGTATGGTCAAGCAGGTAAAGCTAAAGACGGTAAAGCAAGAGTGCAGCCAGGAACAGCAAAAGGTGATGCTTATTGCGCTAGAAGTGCAGGAATTAAGAAGTGTAAAAATCCACCATGCGCAAACGACCTAAGCCGAAAGCGCTGGAAGTGTAAGGGCAAGAAGTCAATGAAGTAGAGGGTTTAACCCCTCTTTACCTTGCCTTTTCGATAAGCTGCAACAACTTCTGCATAAAACTTATCATCATGCTTTGTTTTGGTTGTCTTAACAATATGCTCGGCAACGTAAAACATAAGCCATTCGATAAACTTCTCACTAGCCATTGACATAATGATGTTCATGGCAACTTTTGTCGCAGCCTTAAATAGTACGCTCATCATAATTATTCTCCTAAATCCACATTTAAAATATCTAATCTGGCAATCGCTGTTGCCCACTTTGTATACGTGCTTTTTCCCAGCTCTTTCCCGTCCTTATCAACGCCATGGTAAAACTTAGCGTAGTAATCATAGAAAGCTCTAAGGTCTATATTTGCATCTCCCTTATATTCTGGCAATGGCTCAGGTGTCATTGAGTATTTAAGCCTTGCCATTGCGCAGGCGTACATAGGTGAAATTATTAAGTCTCTGTTTGCATTGAATCTTCCACCCATTATTGAAAAAGGTGTAGCGCAAACTTTAAACTCTAAAAGCTTTTCAATTACATTGCTAGAAGGTGATTTTATAGCGTCACAATTTTCAAAAATATCCAAATGTGTTTTTGGCTCCATTTGCCAAATACCAAGAGCAGGCCCGTTAACTTGCTTGATGTAATAACCGCAATCAGATTCAATTGCAGCGGTACAAAGCAATAAAAATCTAGCTTCAATTGAATTGTAATTGCCACCCATGTATTCAAGCGTTGGCTTTATAATGTAACCGTGTAATTGTTGTGGGTTCATTTCGCAGCCTCTTTATAATTTAAATACTCTTTGTAATGCTTGTTTTGACTTTCGGTGTCACCGTTGTTTTTAGCGGCCATATAAAGCCTGTATTCGCTCGCAGCTCGCTTTTCGTAATAGTGTTTGCACATCATTTGTCTGTACTCCCAAAACCTCCAACCCTGTCGCTTTCTATAACATCAAAAACACCGTAAATATAATTCATCGGGATTAATTGCGCTATCCGATCGCCTTTATTGATTGTGACAGGCTCAGAGTTAAGATTCATAAACATAACCTTGACCTCATCTTTATAATCGGAATCTATTACACCAACCCCGTTAGCGACAATTAATTTACTTTTAAATGCAGTGCTAGACCTATTGCACAAAACGTAAACAACATTAAATGCACTTAAAAACTCGTTTGTTTTTGCTGGTAAGTCACTTAAAAAAAAGCCAGTCCCAACAAGTTCAACTTGGTTTGGCTTTATAGTTACAGTTTCATTTGCCGATAAGTCGGCACCTGCACTGTATTTTGTTTTATGTTTAGGTGTCATTTTCACTCCTATCTATTATAAGTTGCGTATCTTCTTCTGCTTCTTTTTAAGCCTAAAATCTGCGCTCTATCTCTTATTGCCGTAACGCTTCTGTTAAACACTGCGGCAATATCAATTAAACTGTAAAGGTTGCAGTATCCAAACTCTAAAGCTTCATCCTCGTGTCTTGTCCAGCCTCTTTTCTGCATCGTATTTTCTCTTTGTCAGAATGTCTTCTTTTCTATTGCCAGTAGCAGGCAACCCCAATCTCTTTAACCAATCACTCAGACCTTGACTTGTTTTTAACTCTTTCACAATCCACCTTGTTATAATTCGGATGACCATCCCGCAAATGCGGATCAATGCCATCTTGTGACTCGTACAACTCAACCAAATTGCAATACTCGACTTGAGCCTGCATTGCCTCATCAGTTGAAACATTCAATAAAACCACTAAAGCAACCACTATAAATCCGATGAATTTCATAACTATTACCCCCGATTTGATGAGTAAACTATAACAGGTTTATTTTTTTATGTGGTACGACCAGTTGATTGCAGACAAAAAGAAACCGCTCAAAGCGGCCTAAAACATTTCATTTTAGTTTTGGGGAAAAGTTAAGAAATTCCAGAAAGTGCGGATATTGTACCAATTACACCAGCAACAATTAGAGTGGCTGCAATTCCTGCGCCCCACTTAATTGCGGCGGATATTGAATCATTTGTTCGCTTGGACATTTCTTCATGATTTCGCGCTGACTCTTTAGCTACTGCGACATCAATTTTCATTTGTGATATGTCAGACTGCAAGGCTTTTACTTCTTGCTTTACTTCGTCCATAGCTTCGTCGTGAGCGTCCTGCCTAACTATAACGACAGCCACCTTCTCAACCAGTTCAGAAAGCTTGTCAATCTTGTCTGTCAGTTTTGCTATTTCGCTCATAAAGCACCCTTTTAAGTAGAGTTATTACTACGGTTAAGCCAACGCCCGACGCTATAGCGAAAGCTGTTACTATTGCTATTAAGTATACTGTCATTTTTTGTCTTGGCATTATAAACAGCGCTCATTCCTTGAATAAACAAAGCAACTTCCATGATTGTTAGTGCCACATACAGCTCTTGAGGCGCTAGCGCTGGGTCGATTAAAAACAATCCATTAGTGAAAATGAACCCGAACAAGACTAGAGAATAACATAAATACGGAATAGGTTTAATTGTCTTCATGCCGAACACTAAGCAAGCAACCATTAGAGCGGCTATTCTTAACGAGTCTGCGGCAACCCATGTAAGGTTGTCAAAGTCTATAAAGTCAATAATGTGGAATGTTAAAAAACTAAATAAAACAAGCCAGCAAACAGCGTTGACGCATTTGTAGCGCAGATACGAAAGAGCGATGAAAAATATCATCGCCCCCGTAAAATAATGATAGTAACTATCCATTACTTTTTGTAACCCGGCTTTGTTGCGCTTGGTTTTTTGTTTGTTTTAACAGTTGGCTTTTTAGGCTTGTCTTTATCTCTTGGTGGTCTGCTTGGCATATCTTGGCTTCCTATGTTAGTTTTTGACAACATTGTCATTGCTGATTTTATTGATTTAGCAGATGAAATGCAATTATATATAATCTCTAACCTGCTTAATGTTCGGTTTCTCTTCTTGTTAAACCAAACGCACCTATCAAAATCAGCCACGCTCCAACCCTTCAAAATGACCCATTCTATCCTCAAAGCCTGTTTCATAACCATACTCGGCAGCTTGTCTAGTTGCTATATATGCGATCATGTAATAACGCTCATCTTCTTGTTGAAATTCTTGCTCACTCATCTTTTACTCTCCAATTAAAAACCATTTTAATTCATGCGCTGTTTCCAGCTTCTTAAACAAAAAGGTTACAGCCCTTCTACCGCAAACTTGCTCACCTCTTGCGTAAGAAATCTCACCACGTTCAATCCAATCAAGCCTCAAAACTTCCAAATCAGTTTCGTAAGCGTTTGGGATTTTTTTTAGCAGCTCTGTCATTTCATCCACTGATAAATCTGAAAACTTAACATCACTCATCTTAACTTCTCCAAAACATTAATAAATTATCAAGAATGCTTTCTTTGGCCATGTAGCAGCTACAAACCAAAAATAATCCGCCTAAAATTTCAGTCAACCACCAATCAGTCATACCTAAATATGCAGCACACGCAGCGGTTGCAACAACCAAACCAAAAACCCAAACAGCTAGCAGTAACCCAAACCCGTCCACCTCGCCGCTGTATTTAGCGCATCTTTCTGCATATTCCTTATCGCTCATAAAATCACCTTTGTTTATTGTTTCGCCTTAGCTGTTATAATGACTATATATTAAATTAACCTATTAAGTGGTCTAACCAGTGCCAGAATTAACTTTAAATTTTATTAAGGGTGATAAACACGGCTCAGAAACAGAGTACCGTGATGCGCTGCCAGTAAATATGTACGCAGTTGAGAGACCTGTTTTTAGGTCTCAGGGTTATATGTGTCAAGAGCCGGGGATAACTGAGTTTGTTACCGATTCAGATAGCAAGCTTTTTCTAGGTGTTGACCGTGGCGGGATTTGGAATAGCCGATTCGAAAAGCATTACAGGGTGTCTGGTCAAAACTTAATAGAGCTAGCTAGTGACGGCGTTGTAACGCGGCTAGGTGAGATAACAGGCACAGACAACGCCAAGATGGCTTACTCATTTAACAACCTTGCTATAGTCGCTGATAAAAAGCTTTATATGTATAACCCTAATGATGGCTTGAGGCAGATTACAGATGAGGACGTTGGCGAGCCAATAGATATAACTTGGATTGACCAGTATTTTGTTTTAACTGATGGTAAAAACCTTTACCACACATCGATAGTTGATGAGACAACGATTGACCCTAGCGAGTTTGCAACGTCTGAATTTTCTCCAGATGGTACAACTGGACTAGGAAAAACCGTTGATAATTTCTTTGTTGCTTTTAATAGATACACTACAGAGTTTTTTAGAAGCGTTGGCGGCGAACCTGGCACATTTGCTTTTGCACGCTCAAGTGGTCGCGCTGTTAACGTTGGCACACTAACCCCTAACACCAAATGTGAAATTGACGATGCATTTTACACTTTAGGGAATCGCAAAGGCGAGGCTCTAAGTATCTACGTTTTGACAGCAGGAAGCGCCAAAAAGGTAGCAACAAGGGAAGTTGAAAAGATATTAGCTAAGTATACGGAGACCGATTTAAGTGGAACTGTATTGGAAGGCCAAGAATTTGACGGTTATCAATTTTTACTTATACACCTTCCAGAAGAAACGCTAAAGCTAAACTTAACTATTGCAAGTAAAGCTGGGCTGGATAATGCTTACTCAATCATTAAGACTGGTAAGGACGGACAAACAACATACACAGCCATTCACGGTGTATTTGACGCTTATGCTGGTAAGTGGATTTATGGCGACAAGACGCAGGCCAGAATTGGTTATCTTGATAAAGCTGCATCACTTCATTATGAATCGTTTGCTGAGTGGTACCTAAACACTCCATTTTATCCTATTGACGCCTTTTCTATTGATGAAATAGAGATTAAGACAGTACCAGGCTTTACAACGGATAATGATGCGACTGTTGCCATTAGCTTGAGCAATGATGGTGTTAACCAATCTAGCGAGGCATGGACAGAATACGCAAGCATGACTCAGTATAACAAGCGCTTTTTTATTCATAGGCTGGGCTATGTTAGAGACTTTGTAAGCGTTCGAATGCGCGGCGTGTCGCGCTCTAGAATGGCATTTAGTTATGGAGTTCTAAAGTATGGCTAAATACGATTTAACTCTAAACGACCTGATACGGGTTTTTCCTGATGATCAATTTGTTGCAAAGGGTATAGATGAAACAATAAACGAAAGCAAGGAAAACAAAGAAAAGACTGACGAAAACACAACTGACATCAAAAAGCTAAAAGATGAAGTTGAGCAACTTGATCAACAAGTAACGGCGATTAATGGACAGATACAAACACTGCAAGGTCAAGTCGGACAGTTACAGGGCGATGTTACGCAACTGCAAAATGACGTAACGACATTGCAGGCTAATGTTTTAGATTTGCAAACAAGAATGACTCAGGTTGAGGCTGATATAGATCAACTTCAAACTGATGTTCAAAACTTGCAAACGGATGTAGGCAACCTGCAAACAGACCTAGTTAACCTAGCAGGCAGAGTTTCGACAAACGAACAGTCTATATCTGACTTGGAAAATGACGTTATAGACATTCAGCAAGATGTAACTCAACTGCAATCTGATGTATCTACAAACACAACGAATATAGGCAACTTGGAAACAAGAGTAACAAGCCTTGAAAAGGTTAGGTTCGGCACTTCTACAGCAAACACCAACACCCCGAGCGGACCAACAACCTTACAAGTTGAGGTTTTAGATTCGAGCGGTGCGGTTATTGGTTACTTACCTATTTATGCGAGTCCTTGGTGATGTGGTACGTACCAAGTGATTTAATGGGCGCGGCTTTTGACCACAATCACACTGCGATAGGCTGGAACAAAAAAGGCAAGGTTGTGTTTACTTTTGCGCGCAGGGGTGAAGCTTTAGACTGCCATTTTGCAGCAGACAAAAAAGCCCTAAGACATATTAGAGAAGCAATATCTGATTTTATAGCGTGGGTGAGAAAAAATATAACATGGTGTAAAATGATTATAGCGGCAATAAGCAGGCGTAGCGTTGTGAAAACAGTTACTAAACTAGATTTTAATTATGTGACCGAGCTGGATGGTCATTCTATTTACGCGAGGTATATATAATGAGCGGAATTGTAGGCGTGGTTAAAGACACGCTAGGCATAGGAACAACATCGTCAGACAGAGCAGCGCAGGCATCCGAAAGGGCGGCTCAAACTCAGGCTGGCTATCAGCGCGAAGCTCTGGACTTTTTGAAGCAGATTCAAACACCAATTACTGAGGCTCAAACCGGAGCACTTGGCAGACTTGGAGCTTTGGCTCAGCAAGGTTCAAACCCTTACCAGTTGCAAACAGAGCAGCAGCTTTTAAAAAATATAAAATCAAGTCCTTTATACCAGTCAATTATGAGTGGCTTGCAAACTGGTGAAGAATCAATCCTAAGAAACCAAGCAGCGACAGGTGGTTTTAGGAGTGGCGGGACTCAGCAAAACCTAGCTAGACTTGGTAGGGATACGCGAAATCAAGCGCTAATGGCCGCATTTGGAAATAGACAGCAAAGAGATATGCAACAAGCTGGATTGAATCAGCAGGCCTTTCAAAATCAGCTTGGTCTAGAATCCACTATCATGGGTTTACCAAGCCAAGTTGGAAACATTGCAGGCTTAACATCTGGCATTGGTCAAACGCTCGCGCAAGGTCAATTGGCAGCAGCGCAAAGCAGAATACAAGGCCAGCAAGCGGCAGGACAAAACGCGCTTAATATTGGCACTAGCCTTTTAGGTTTTTTCTCAGACCGAAGATTAAAGGATAACATTCAAAAAGTCGGCACTGAAAACGGTTACAACATTTATACTTGGGATTGGAATAATAAAGCTAAATCGCTGGGCCTTAAAGGTAGCGGTAAAGGTGTAATTGCTGACGAGGTTAAGCAGGTTAAGCCGGAAGCGGTTAAACGCCACCAAGGTTTTGATACAGTAGATTATGAATTAATTGGAGTAAAACATGGCTAACAACCCTTTTGCAATAGATATTTTGAGCGGACAGCAAGGCATAAATCAAGGTCTTGGTAATCTAAGTAATGCTGTCGGCGGATTTATGCAACAGCAGGAAATGAAACAGCAACAACAAGCGGCGCAAGATAGACGCAATGAGTTTTCCGCTGGACTACAAAGCGCAATTGGCAGCGACTCTTACATAAAAGACTTAACTGGCTTGATGGCCAGGTTCCCAGAGTATGCAGAAGAAGCAAGAAAGGTTTACGGGTTTACCAATGAGCAAACAGAGAAAATTGCGCGACAAGGTTACTTAAATGCATATAGAAACCCAGAGCAAGCAACGCAAATACTAAACGAAACAGTAAACCAAATAAGTGCCGCTGGTGGCAATCCTATGATGACCGCAGAAGATGCGATGAGTTTACAAGGCAAGTCACCCGAGGAAATTAGACGCGAGCTTGCAACTGGTATGATTATGATTGATCCGAAAATCGGTAGTCAATTGCTAGGGCAGCAAGAAAAACCTATGACCGAATATCAAAAGGTTCAAACCGACTTGCGTAGACTTGAAAACCAAGAAAAAGCACTTGATAGGCAAGTTAAGCGTGAGCAAAACGAACTTAAAAAGCAAGAGCTACAATTAAAGCTTGATGAAACCAGAAGCCAAAAAGAACAATCAAAGCAAGCTGATCAAACTCGCATAACTGACGCAGTACAAGATGCCAAGATGAGACAGCAAACTATTGATGATCTTTTAGCTAACCCTGATTACATCGATTCACTAACTGGTTACACGGGAAGATTGCCAGCAACAACGGACTCAGGCTTAGAGGCTGAGGCGTTTTTAGATAATATTAAAAACTCAATGACAATTGAGAATTTAGGCGTTATGTCTGGCCCGCTTACTGATAAAGACATTCAGATTATTGCTAGCGCTTCAAGTAGATTAAAAGCTGGCATGTCTGAAAAGGTTTTAAGGCAAGAACTTAACAAAATCAAAAGCGCCTATGACCGAGTGATTAAAAACTTTAACAAGGAAGCAAACCGCAAAGGCTACCAGCTTGAAGAGCAAGAAAACTCACTAGCTGGAAAAGGCCCAAATGCCAGAAGCGAAGCAGACATTTTTAAGCAATACGGGATTGAATGATGGCTGATATTGAAAAACTCAAAAGGGCATTAATTGAAGCTGATAGGTCTGGTGATACAGAAGCGGCGCAATTGTTTGCAGATAGAATTAAGCGATTGCAGTTAGCGCAGCCCGACCGCTCTCTAGGTGAGCAGGTTGTTGGTGGACTAGAAACCGCCGCAACCATTGCAAGCGGGGCGATAGCTGAGCCTATAGCTGGCGTTGCTGGTATAGCTCAATCACTAAACCCATTTGCTGATGAGGGTGCAGGTGCGGAAGCGGTAAAAGCAACACAAGAAGCTTTAACTTACCAACCTAGAACAGAAGCGGGACAAGAGTCATTGCAGGCAACGGGTGAAGCCCTTAAACCTGTTGGTGATTTTTTTCAAGATATTGAATCAGGTTTAGGTGATTATGCATACAACTTAACAGGGAGCCCAGCATTTGCAGCGGCAGCAACCACGGCACCTACAGCATTTTTAGAGCTTCTAGGTGCTGGTGTAGGGCGTAGAGCCGTAAAAAGTGCAGAGCAAGGCGTAGAAGCCGCTCAAGATGCATTATCACAAGCTCAGGACTTTAAAGCGGGAGTGCCAACGGAGGAGACCGTAAGTAGTGGCGTTGATATTATCCAGCAAGGCACACCAGAGCAAGTTGCAGAGTTCGCACAGGCTGACCCTAAATTTTTTGAAGCACTAGACGAGTTAGGCATAAGCTCTGAGCCTTTAGCGGCGTTTGCAAGTCAAAACCCGCAGTTTAGAGACATTCAAGGCGCTTTGAGGTCTGTACCTGGCAGCGTTTTAGATCCACAGGCTCGCGCATTTATGGAAGATACAGCACAGGCGGCTGACAACTTAATCCAGAAATACGGAGGAACACTAGATAAAGCAGAGTTAAGCGAAAGAATTAAAACAGACTCACTTAGGGCTATTGATGACTTAGCAGACGTTGAAGATGATTTATATAAAACATTAAGAGAGGTTTTACCGCCATCTTCAAAAGTAGATGCACCAAAAACACTTGAGTTTATCGAATCGAAAATAAATGAGCTTGGCGGTGTTGATAGGCTTCCAAAAGAACTAAAATCTATTTACAAGGCAATAACAAGCGAAAAAGGATCGACCCTTGGTCTGCTTGATTATTACAGGCGCTCATCAGGTCAGGCGCAAAGAAAGGCGAGCGGCCCATTTAAAAACGTAGAGTCTGGGCTTGCTAAGGCGATGTATTCAAGGTTATCTAGTGACATTGATAATTTTGCAGAGTTAAGCGGCGTTGATGATGCTGTGGCGATAAGTGACGCAGCAAAATACCAAACAGTGCAGAGAAAGCAGATTGAAGATAATTTAAAATCACTTTACGGTGAAAATCTAAACAAAGCCCTTGGAGATACTGTAGGCGCAGCAATTAAGGGTTTAGAAAAAGGCAGGGTTGAAAGATTTTCAGAGGTAATGCAATCAATACCGCCAGAAAAGCGCGGTGAGGCCGCAATATCTTATATGAATGATGTATTTAAAGGCTCAGGATCGGGACAGCAGGGATTAAACGCAACGCAGTTTAGAAAGTGGTATGAGAACATAAATCGAAGCCCTAGAGCTAAATCAGAGCTTTATAAAAACCTACCTAAAGACTCACGCAAAGCAATTGAGGCACTTTACAAAGTGAGCGAGGGTATAAGCAAGTCTCAAGCACAAACAGTTAAAACAGGCGCTATAAATGCCATGTTCAATCCTGATACAGGATTTTTACGAAGAATGGTAGGTAACGCAGGCAATGCAGCTTTGAATATTGCTGGAGGAATGCTTGGCGGGCCTGGTGGAAGCTTGGCAAGCCAAATTGCGCAGGATGCGACAAGTCAGTTTTTATCTCAATCATCAGACGGCGCAAGAGCAGCAAGTAATCTAATGTCTTCACCTCAATTTCAAAACCTAATCAGACAATCTGTAAAAGAAGGTGTTGTTGAGGGTGGCCAAGCTAGCGAAAGATTAAGAAAGGCTGAAAAAGCCCTAGAAAGGTCTAAGGCTTATCAAAGATGGGTTAACACTTTATCTAAAGACCAAAAAAGCGCTTTAGCTGGTGGATTAATTCCATATTTACTATCACCAGTTGATAGCGAGGAAGATACCACCAGCAACGGTGAATAACCCAAACAAGTTAGACACCCTAGGGAATGATTTTCTAGATAAATACCAAACGCTAGGGACGGCGATCATTAAGGTTAAAAGAAACATATAACACCAAAAGCAAAAGCAAGAGGTTAAACAATGTCTGAAATAGTACAAAATCAATATAGCAGTTGGCAAGCTGAAAACTCAGCCAAGTTTATTTACAATGGCTTCATTTTTGTAGGTCAAGTTGATACAGACCCAGAGATTAAAGCTAATCAGATTCGCGTTTATTACATAGATGAGAACGAACAAGAGGTAAATTTAACTCAGCCAATACGCACAAACTCAAGTGGCTTTCCTGTAATATCTGAAACTAACTCAACTGTAATTCAAGTTAAAACTGAAAGTGACTACAGCGTTAAAGTTTTGAATAAAGGCGGTTCGCAAGAGTGGTACATACCAAAAGCGTCAACATTAAGCCCTGTCATTCCTGCTGATGCTATATCTACAGAGCAAGGTAATAGCGTACAAGATTACATCAACTTAAATCCAACGCCTTTTAAAACTGTTGCTGATTTAAAGATCCAGAAGGATGCTGGTGGCAACACTGTAAATCTTAATAAAATGATCGGCTCTTACGTTAATATTTTAGAATACACAGCAGGAGTAAATGAAAGTGATTTAGAAGGATGGATAAGAAGCGGAAGCCACACAGAGGACGGTGGTTCAATAATAACAATATCTGGTGACTTATACTTAGAAGTTAATGTTAAGCGTGTTGACGCGAAAAGGTGGGGTCTTATTGGTGGCTGTCTTGTCAGCAGGCTTACAGCACAAGCGCAAAAACAAGATTTATCTTTAAGAAACATAAGAAGCACAAGCTTTGTAAATGAAAAAGAAAAGCTCCAAAAAATGCTAAACTACGCGAAAGGCAAGTTTCAAACAGTATTTTTAAATGATCTAGATGTTGCTGTTGATATAAGCGACAACGTACCAGTATACATACCTAGTACTGTCACACTCGACCTTGAGGGAGGATACATAGTTAGGTTTGGCACTGAAAACGGAAACCCTGGCGTTGGAGGTGGTGGCACTCCAATGTTCAGGAATGAAAATTTTGGCGCTCCCGCAACATCTCCGGCAGACTATGATACCGACATGGGCATTGTGAACGGTTATTTAGTTGGCAACTACGACGAAAACGGAGCTAGTGACCAAGGATCTGCTGTAACCTTCTGGAAAGCATACAATGTATCGTTTGATAATCTTGTTACGATGGACACAGAAGGGGATGGCATACTGCTTCGTGATGTTGAGGCAAGTGTGAACAATATAAAAATAGGGAACTTCGGCAGGAACGGAATAAGCCCTACAGATGGAGTGTTCAACTACTATGATATTGAGGTTTATGGTCAACCTTTGCCAAACGCAGATCCAGGCATAGCTATAGATTGTGAGTCAGAACTTGGCGGGTTTAGAATCAAGAGTAACCATAACTTTGTAAATGTTAAAGCTAGAGAGCTATACTTAGTTGATTTCTACAGTAGCGAAGATGAGGACTTTAAAATAGCCGCAACTCTTACAAACTGCGAGCTTGGAGTAAATGCAGTAAATGTGGGTTCATTCCGACCGCTCTACATACGCTCAGGAACTAAAACTAAGAACGCAGATGTTACTATCGACGAAACCACTAGAATGTCCACACAAGGAACTAGAGGTGCTGGCGCTTATATATTCAACGTGTCAGGTGTTAATTTTGGTGCTGCAACCGTAAAAGGACTAACAGGATCTAATCTTGCTGGCGTAGAGATTGAGGGAGAAGTTGACGCATTAAACATTGACGGTTTAATTACAGATGGAAATATACCAGTAGATTTCAGGTGTGAAAATGAAATAATCAATAACGCTGTAGTTCGCTTTGGTTCTCAATCAAATGTCTCTGTGTTTTTGACTGGTAGTAATAATAAATTTTCAGCGCCAAAATTCAGCAATTTAAGCTTTTTCGGCACACCTTCAACAACAACGGGTAACATATTTGATGGCAGCATCCCGCAAAGCTTAACATTATTCGATACGGCAACATTAGATGGTCAAACAATACCAGCGAAGCGCGAAAGCACTTTAGGCCTTTCAGGTCAAAATGAAAGTATTTACACTAAAGAAGTGTCTATTGTTGGGGCGGCTACGGAAAGTGTTACTATTAAAACCCCAGTAGGGCATAGGGTTTTCAAGCTGGTTGTTAGTGTTGGGTCTTCATCAAATCACTACGCTTATAAAGAGTTAGTTTTATTGCGGGATTCTACTGGTGCTAATATAGTTTTATCAACACCTGTAAGCGAAGATTCTGGGACTGCAAGTATATCAGTTACAGGATCTACTACGGATAGCATAACACTAGATGTGCAAGCTAACTTCGGCGGTGTATGCAACATAACTTTAATCGGGTGATATATGAGTATAAAAACTGTACATATTATAAAAGATGAGTTTGGCGGTCATAATACAATAGCTAGTCACAATGCTTACTGTGGAGAATTAGTCAGCGTGTCAGAATTTAGCGTTCCAAAGAGTAAATACGATAATTTTAATGAGGAAAATTGCGAGTTATGCGAAGAATGTAAAAAGGCATTGGAAAGAACTTAAAATTAAAGCCGCTTATTGGCGGCTACAAAGGTGAACTCATCCGTTGAGTTCACCTTTATTATTTAGAATGGTATATCATCATCGAAGTCAATCGGCGGCGGCATCGGGCCATTTGATGCCGCCTTATTGCTGTGGGGCAAAGCCACCTTGACCCTGTTGCTGAGGTGCAAAGCCTTGCTGTTGCTGCGGTGCAAATCCGCCTTGTTGCTGTTGAGGATGTTGGTTATATTGCTGCTGCGGCGCTTGTTGTTGTGGTTGTTGCTGGTTGTTATCCTGCTTGCTATCAAGCATCTGCATTTGACCGCCCATATCAACAACAATCTCTGTAGTGTATTTTTCCTGCCCTTGCTGGTCAGTCCATTTTCTAGTCTGCAAGCGCCCCTCAATATAAATCTGAGAGCCTTTACTTAAATACTCGCCTGCAATTTCGCCGAGCTTGCCAAATAAAACAACTCGATGCCATTCTGTTTTCTCTTGCTGCTGACCTGTATTTTTATCTTTCCAGCTATCACTTGTTGCAAGGCTGATATTTGCAACTGCATTACCATTTGGCATGAATCTAACTTCTGGATCTTGACCTAATCGGCCAACTAGAATTACTTTGTTTACGCCTCTGCTCATTTTATTTTCCTATTAATAATTAGCTGATAATGAGCGCTTAAAAATTAGCGCTCAAGAAGTCGATTTTGTTAGATGCAATTTCATTACAAATTGCAACAGCTTGCTCTTTAGTAACTCCACAAGTTTCCATTAACTGCTTAGCTGAATGATTGCGGTTTTTAGTGCGCGAAGCTCTAGCAACTTCTTCTCTTGCAATTCGCTCCTGCTCTTCTTTTTTAGCCTGCTCTTCTGCTGCAATTCTAGCTTTCTCAGCATTTTCTTTTGCAACTCTTTCAGCTTCTAGGCGCTCTTGCTCTTGCTTGACTCGCAAAGCTTCCATTTCTTCTGCGTGTTTACGCTCAGCCTCTTCACGCTCAGCTTTTAATCTAACCTCACGTTCAGCACGCTCTTTTGCTTCCTGCTCCGCTCTTATTGCTGCATTCTTGGCTTCTTCTTCAGCCTTAAGTTTAGCTTCACGCTCTGCAAGCTCGCGCTCTTTAGCTTCCATTTCTAAACGCTGTTTTTCTGCTGCTTCAAACTGCAATTGCTGCGAAAGACGATCTGCAAGCTTGTTTATTGTATCAGCTTGCTTTGATTGAGCCTCTTCAATGCGCTTGCCAAAGAAATCAAAATCCATATCAAAATCTTGACACTCTTCTAAAAGGGTTTGTATTTGATCGCTGTTTGCTGTGAATGCTTGGTTTAGCGCATTATCAAACCAATTAATTTTATTTTGAACAGCTTGCTCAGCCTCTTCTTTTTTGCGCTTAATTTCTGCGTCGCGCTCTTTATATGCTAGCTTGTGAGGCGCTTCAATTTCCTCAAGTACAGACATAAGCTCTTTCTTCTTAGAGTCTAGGAATTTGCACTGCTCCCAGAATGGCGCTTTAGTTTCTTTGTGCGCCTTCTCTAATGCCTTGCGCATTGGCGTTGTTACATCAAGAACAAATCGCTTGGATGCCTCATAGCCATCTTTTGATGACATATCAGGAATAAAGTTACCTTTATCTTTTGCCTGCTCAACATCTGCCATTACTGCGTCAAATTTAGTTAAATCAAATTTATTATTCATTTTGCTATTCCTACTTGTTTAGTTTGTTAATTGTAACTCGCGCCTCATTATGAAGCTTTTTAACCATGCTCTCGCAAAGCTCTTGCGATGCTTTTAATAAAGCTAGCTTTGCTCTTAGCTTTTCTTCTGTGCGATTTGTAAGCAAAGTAATAGAATTGACGTTAGGTATCATTTTGATAGACTCAATCTCTCTATTAAGCCAAATGCGAAGCTCGTCGATACCTTTCTTTTGCTCAACTTCAAAGTTTTCAGCCATAGCCAAATTCTCTTCCATATCACGCATCATTTTGTATTCTTGATCATCCCACTGACCAAGGAAGATGTCAGCATTAAAGCCAAGCTCTGAAAGCCCTTTAGTTACAGCATTGGTTCTAACTTTCTTCTCAGCCTCATCATCAATCATCAAGTAGCCTTTACCGCCTTTTGTGATATAAGCCATTTTTTCATTTGCGCTTATTGGCAATCGGCATTTAGCATCGTTGTGCATATAAAACATAGTTGCACGATAGATAATTAAGATTGTTCCGTTGCTGAACTCCTTGTAATCAAAAATCTCTGTTTCTGGCTCAACACCCCAGCCGCTACCATAAGGACCAAAAATCTCAGTTGCTTTCTTCTTTTGGCTTGTAGGGTTAATGCTGCTATAGGTTCGCCCACCATTAGTAACAGGCTTAACGTGCTTGCTTGATGTTTTCTCTACCTGTGACCAAATATCTAAATTGCTATTACTCATCTTCTACTCCTACTACTTCTTAACTTTTCTGTAAATTGTTACTGACTCATAACCCATAAGGCTTAGCCAGCTCAAGGGCACTGCCTGCCTACCCTTTAATACGTTTGTCACTGATTGAGCTGTATATCCAACGCTATCAGCAAACGCGGCGTTGCTACCATAATTAATGACAATAAACTTACGCAAATTCTCTCTAATTCGCTCATCATCTAACTTCATTTCAATCTCCAGCTTCTGTTTAGATGAGTGAACTTTAGCATAGCTGGTATAAAAGTAAAGTGTATTTAGTAAATAAATTAATTATATT